GCTCTTTATAATTTTTGAACACGATACCACGCCCTAGGGCTGTGGGCCGTATTCAATTCGAAGAAGAGTAATCTGGAAGTTCCCTTCCAACACAATCAGTTGTCACGTGATGTGCAACGGACCTATTCTGTTTTAAACACAGGACAGTTCTAGTCATTACGTGCCAAGCGTGAAACCAAGGCCTTATGAGACCTCCTGACATCGAGGGTGGCTAACCCAGGACCTCAGCTAGCAAGCTAGGGTTGCTCCGTTTGACCGCCAACAGAATCAGGAGAGGACTCACGTCCAACGCCCTTTTCTGCCAACGCAATGGCTCTAAAAGCCCGAACTCTCCATCGCTCCCACAGACTGTAGATGTTGGAAAATGGTAACTTTATCTTCGCCGTCGAGTCGGAACTCACCCCGAGTCCTTCTCTAAAACGAGAGATACGGCTAGCACGTTCCTCTATCACTCCCACGACTTGTGTAAAGACGTGAGAGGCTTGATCTGCACGGAAGCGAATGTTGAGTTTTGATAAGTGTTTAAGAGATGCTTCGGCTTTATCAGCACTGTCATCAAACTCAACCATGGATTTGTTGACTTTTGAATCGATGAATCTCTCAACCGGTGTAGGGATTTTATTCCCGGAAACCTCGGATGAGGTCCCGAAAAAGAAATCGCTCTGAATATCCTCAATTCGTTCCCGTAATGGCATAAGGAACTCTGTTAAGAGTGCCTGACACCACCCGGTAAACTGCAATTGGACATTCTCGGCAAACTGCACAGGAAGAGAGGGACCACCGACCGCCAGCCAATCGATCCATGTTGGACGAGAGATGGAAGTCTGAGCAGAGGGGTGAGATAAGATCACTAACAGACCCCGAAGGCGTGAAGGGATGTTACTCCACTTCGCTCCAACGCGATGTGTTGCTTTCATACCAGCCCCAAAGGCCAACGCTATTTGACTTGCTGTTAGGCGAACACCTGAAAATGTCGCTCTCTGGACTGCCGCAAGGCAGGCGCTGAGGGAAGTCTGAGAGACTGCCCAAAGCTTCCAGGGAAAGGCATGACAAGGCTCACCAGCAACGTAAACGACCTTCGCAAATTCACATGATTTCTCTCCAGAAACCATGGACTTTGCTAAGCCGATTTCGATGCCCAACAGATCGCATAGACGTCGATACTTGGATGCAACTTTGTCAGTCGCTATGACTACATCGTCTCCAAGTAGTGCGTAAAGCGTGAAGAATCCTCTGTGACCACTAAGATAAGCGGCAAACTGCACAAGAGCATGATGCGTTAGGGAGAACACCGCCCAACTGGAAAGAGCCCCCATAGGTTGACCCACTGCATACTTGTACGTCACCGACCCCTTCAGTGGCGCCTTGTATGAGCGGTCAACTAGGAGATTCTTCCAGTGATAAGCGTACTCCCACCCGAATAAAGCTCCAATTACGACCTCCTGGAGTACCACTGGGAACCGATCCGTCGCAGCGGACAAGTCAAAAGAATAAAGAGACTCTCCATCAGGCAACTTCGAGAGCAAGGCCTTTACAGGCTTATGCTGATCGAAAGTTCCATCAGTGGGGAGAACCTCTAATATCCCAAAGACAAAGTCATGCAACGGTTTCAGTGCACACTGGGTCCAGTAGTCCGTAATTGCGAATACCCGTACTTTGCCCGCCGGTTCCATTTTAGTACTTAATCGACCTGAGCTGACCGACAACGGTCGGGCGGATTTGTCCGCTAATTCAGCTTCAGACTCGATCAGACGCCAAAACGAAAGCGTCGTATTAACTTGTTTCACGTGAGCAAGGTAATCCCATAGGGATTCACCCCACTTCCCGTTAATCCAAGCTCTTGCCGACCGTCCCCGAGACTCGAAGGATGAAGTTACATAGTTCTTATCCCCCTTTGTCCCGAAGTCACCGGAAAGGCGGACATCAGATTTAACTCTAATGGACGCCGATCCCGATGAAGTCAACGGCAAAGGTTCAGGTTTAAGCATTGCAGGGTCCAGGCCTAGGAGAGGTCCCTCGTCATAATAACTTTTGGTGATAGAGGGTATAAAGTACTTTCGTACAAATACCGTAAAACCAGCCATCAGAATGTCCGAGATGACCTTTCCCGGTCTAGCTATGTTCTTATCGAACTGGGCTTTTAGGTTCATTCTCCACTGGAAGTGGAGGATCCTATAGAGGCCTAGTAAGGTAAGCCATAGGCGGATCACGGTTCGGTCACCGCGTCTTATAAGCGCCCGGTGCCTCTTAGGGATTAACCTAGGAAGTCCGTCGCGAGTACAAGCTACGGGGACCTTACCGATCTCACGACTCGTAGGCTTCATCTTAGATCCAGGGAGACCTTGCATCAAAAGCACGTGGGCTACTTTTAAATACAAAGTTAATCCCCGAGTGCCTCGATGAATTGCGAGCTTAGAGCAAGCTTTAGCAAAGTGGGACAGAGCTAGAATATGGTCCTTAGTTACTCTCCCTACCGTCAGACGCAACACACTGAGTAGTGGTTGCATAAGACGACGCCAGACCTTCAAGTCTGGCCGCCATAAACGCATCTTTGAGACTCCTATTTTACCTTGGCGTGTGATAGCCAAAGTTTGTAGAAGTTTTATCATTGATGTGTTTAAATGCAGTTAGCCTAGTCTGATAGACTAGGGGCTGTAGGCGCGGCTTGGTAAGCCGTTAGGATTGTGTCCTAATCCAGGTTGACCTGAGATTGAAGGAACAAGATCCAGAACCCCCGCCTCCGTTACCGCTTCCTTCGGAAGTTAGGTACCCTTGGCGATTTATCCTTCCCTTGTCTCAACCTCTCAGGTTACCTGAGTGTGTAGTCTCCACTCAGCTATCTGAGCATTTCGGTATTGGGCTGATGTTACCCTTTAATCACCCACTAACGATTGCTTGTATTACCAACCGAGAGCGATGATAAACTCCAATAACTCGGATAGCCTTATGGTACACACACCATATGGTTCTTTCGAACCACATGCCTTGGAGAACTCATCAACAAAACCGGAGATCTTAACTGGGCCTGACCTGTGAAGGTCTTCCCTGGGACGTGCGTCGTGAGACGTCGTAGCATAAGAAACTCTAACTAAAGATGCCGTGGCATATTAGCCAGTAATGCTGGAGTCCGCTCTGGACTTTGAGCAACGAACGGAATATCACCG